AAGAGTGGGACAATACTTCAAAAAAAACTTACGCTATAAACCCAGTAACCAAGCCAGCACATTACAACAAAGGGGGCATCGAGGCGATAGACTACATCAAACAACAGCTAGGAACGGGGTTTGGTGACTATTGCTCTGGGAATGTAATGAAGTACCTCCACCGATATAAATACAAGAATGGCGTAGAGGACCTAAGGAAAGCACGACAGTATTTAGATTGGTTAATAGAGGACATGGTTAATGAAGGTTATTGAAGGCAAGTTTGGAGGTAAGACTAAAAACAAAGACGACAACATAAAGACGTCGGAGTTTCTGGCGACGTTCACAGCAAAGGCAATAGAATATGAATCAAACGGTAAGCAAGTAAAAGTTGCCGTTATCATGTATGAAGATGGAGAAGTGTTTGAAGTTGCGTCCAACGAACAGTACCCTGACGGAGTGTACATGTTGTTGCAGATGGCAGGACAAGCAATCATCAACGAGACTTTAGGTATTTCCTGATGTACAGGACGATACCCCTAGTCTTACTTCTGTCAAGCTGTGCTGCTTTAGATATGGGGGAGTGTCTGAAGTGGACAACACGAGAGTATACAACGACAGAGTGCGCTGGTTACGGTGCCTCGACAGGCCCTGTCTGTGTTGATACTACGTATTACGAACCGTACTGTTTAGTTAGAAAAGAGGAGACATAATGGACGCATATCAACAATACATACACAAAAGTCGCTACGCTCGTTACCTGCCAGAGGAACAGCGTAGGGAGACTTGGGAAGAAACAGTCAACCGGTACGTAAACTACTGGGTTGACCGAACAGAGCTAAACGACTTCGAAGTGTCAGAGATATTTAAAGCTATCCACGACCTCGACGTCATGCCGTCTATGCGAGCACTGATGACTGCTGGTGAAGCTCTGGACCGGGACAACGTAGCAGGGTTTAACTGTAGCTACCTACCTATAGACCACCCTAAGGCGTTCGATGAGATGATGTACGTTCTCATGTGTGGCACAGGTGTAGGCTTCAGTGTTGAACGACAGTACGTACAGAAATTACCAGAAGTAGCGGAGACTTTCCATGAAACCGATACAGTTATTAACGTGGCAGATTCGAAGATCGGATGGGCGAAATCGTTTAGGGAGTTGGTATCACTGTTGTATTCGGGTCAGATTCCCCAATGGGATGTTAGCAGAGTACGACCTGCAGGTGCCACGCTTAAAGTTTTTGGAGGTAGAGCAAGTGGTCCAGAACCTCTGCTTGACTTGTTCCGATTCACAGTTGACCTCTTTCAAAATGCGGCTGGACGAAAGCTTAGCTCAGTTGAGTGCCACGACCTTTGCTGCAAGATTGCTCAAATCGTCGTCGTTGGAGGAGTCAGACGATCAGCCCTCATCAGTCTCAGCAACCTCACAGACGACCGACTCCGACGATGCAAGCACGGACAGTGGTGGGTGGACAATCCTCAACGTGGGTTAGCCAACAACTCAGCATGTTACACAGAAAAACCAGACTTCGAGGCATTTTTAAATGAGTGGACAAGCCTGTATGAATCACGATCTGGAGAGCGAGGTGTCTTCAGTCGAGTCGCAAGTCAAAAACAGGCTGCAAGAAATGAGCGAAGAGATGCTAGTTATGATTTTGGAACTAATCCATGTAGCGAGATCATCCTCCGACCCTATCAGTTCTGCAACCTTTCGGAAGTTGTTGTCAGGTCGTCCGATACACTTGCAAGCCTCAAACGAAAAGTACGAGTTGCAACTATCCTTGGGACTCTACAGGCAACACTTACAGACTTTAGATACCTGAGAAACGTATGGAAGACGAACACCGAAGACGAAGCACTTTTGGGTGTGTCGTTGACGGGGATCATGGACCATCCGACTCTCTCAGGAAGGGGAGATAAAAATGAACTTAAGAAATGGCTTAGGGCAATGCGCTCAGAGGCAATCAAAGTCAACAAAGAATGGTCTGAGCGTTTGGGAATTAACTGTTCTGCCGCTATTACTGCCGTTAAGCCTAGTGGTACTGTCAGTCAGTTGGTTGATTCTGCCAGTGGTATTCACCCTAGGTACAGCGATCAGTACATTAGAAGAGTACGAGCTGATGCGAGAGATCCTCTTTGCACCGTTCTTGAGGCTGCTGGTGTCCCTGTAGAGGACGACGTAATGTCACCCACTACCAAGGTATTCAGCTTCCCTATAGCGTCTCCTGACGGGGCTGTGACAGCCTCTGAGATGGGTGCCATGGAGCAGTTGGAACTGTGGGAGATATATCAGGACGAATGGTGTGAACACAAGCCGTCCATGACGTGCTACTACCGGGACGACGAGTTCTTGGAGGTGGGACAGTGGTTGTACAACAAGTTTGATAAGGTGTCAGGTATCAGCTTCTTGCCTTATTCAGACCATACTTATCAACAGGCACCTTACGAGCCTGTGGATAAAAAGACCTATAAGAAGCTTAAGGACCAATTCCCAGAGACTATTGATTGGAATATCTCTGAGAACTCCGACATGACAGAAGGGTCACAGCAGTTAGCCTGCACTGGTAATAACTGCGAGTTGTAACCTTAGGGGGCCGTGAGGCCCCTTTTTTATTACTGAGGTGTCTCTGAAGTAAGCATCCCTGCTAACTGCTGTTCAAGATACTTCATAGCCATCTCTCTTTCGCCTTCGGACATTTCGTCGATGATTTCACTCACCATAATGTTCATGGCGACATCAGCAGAAGCCCTTGTTTTTCCTCCAGCAGACAACGCAGCGATAAGCTTGTTGACGTACTGTGGATTGGTGACGACCTTGGCAAAAACATTAGGGATATAGAGCGCCGCAGCACCGATACCAATCCCAAGTCCTGCAGCACCTGCAGCAGTACCTCCGACAACGGCAGCACCCGGAGCTATGCCTCCCTTCAAAAGGTTGCCAAGACCCTTAGCACCTTTGGCTTCCAAGCCTCTCAAAAACAGAGCGCCTGTGTCTCCTGAGGCAGACTCAGCAGTTTCCCTGATTGCGTTCATCAGCTGATTAAATCTAGCAAAGTCAGGACCAAGGACTTCCTTAAAAATAGCTCGTTGACTAGGGTTATCCAACTGAATAGCTAAAGACCTTAACTGTTGAACATTTGCTACGTCTCCTGACAAAACCTTGGTAAGTTTTTCTGAAAGAAAACCTTCTCTAAAGAGCTTGTCTACTTCACCGAATGACTGTACCGACAAAGTTTCTCCAGCCTTCCTAGCAACGGAGTAAGCTTCTGCCAAGCTCTTCTTCAATGCCTGAATCTGCTCTAGTCTATTTCCCTTGGCAGCAATGTTACCAAGCGACGTGTAGGACCCTTTATCTGCTTGTCTTACAAACCCTTCATTAACTTTAGGAGTCATAGCGTTATAAGATCTTCTGTACGCCTCTTTTAGTGCCTTGTATTCTGCCGCCGCTTTAGGGTCTACCCGCTCTATGGTATTTAGTATTGTTTGCCTGATGACTTCTGCAGCGTCCTGAAGTTCTTTGTGAATATAAGTGTTTCTGGTCGACCCTGATGGACCAAACGCAGCGTTAGCTCTGTTGGTAAACGACTTGTCAATCATAAGCAGTTCTGAAACTCTTACCTGACCTGACTCCAAATCCTTAATTCTTTTTACTGTGTCCCTGATAAACTCTAATGTCTCAGGCTGTACTTTGTCAGCTGCTTCCCCAGTTAAAGTCCTTAAGTAAGAATCTATAGGGTTAGTCAGAAAACGACTATCAATAGTTTTAAAAGTTGCCGTAGACAAAGCCCTGTTTATTTCGTCCAAGCCCTGACCGTACTGTTTTCTTAAGACTTCTACACCCTCGTCAATCAACATACTGAACGCACTGCCCATGTTGTAGGCGTCGTTAGCCATCCCACTAGCGTTCTTGTTGATTAAAAGGTTTAGCTCTTCTACCAGAGCGTTATTAACGGCTTCGATGTTGTCAGCCATCTTTTCTCTGGAGATCAAACCAACAGACGCAATCCGCTCTCTGAAGCCGTCAAGACCTGTCCTAAATACCTGAGAAGGCAACAGAGTTGCACCTCTGGCCTGTAACAGTCTTTGGGTAGCGGCTAAAGATTCTGGAGAACCAGCAGGCAAAACAGTGTCTATAGCTTCTTGAGCAGCCTCTTCAATAGACTTACCCTGACGCATACGCAAGGCGTACCAAGCAGGCTTAAGTTTAGTCAGAATGCCCATAGTGGCTAAGTCGATACCGACAGACCATAAAGCTGCTTCTATGCCCTCTTTGTAGGCTTCTACGGTACTTGAACCCTTAAGCTGCTCAGATTGTGCAGTACCGTATAAAGTGCCTCCTGCACCTCCTATGACGCTCCCAACAACGGCTCCCGGAGGGCCTGCTACCATACCACCAGCGATGGCTCCCCCTGTTGCTCCCGCAAGGCCAAAAGGCAGGTCCAAGTTCTCTTCTAAATAGCTAAGCTCTGGTGCAGGGGGCGGGACAATATCGTCTACAGTTTCTTCTTCGTCAGTAACATCAGATTGTCCTGTGTACAGTTCCATTTGAGCTTGGAAACCACTTTTGCTTGGCTCTGAAAGCTTCTGCATTGTTTCTTCAAAAGTACTCATTGTTGATACGCCTTCATAACTTGATCGTAAGTGTACCTATTGTCCTTAACAGCTTGCATGGCCTCTGCTCTGTCCTCTGCAGGTAGACTATAGAAGTCAGATTCAATTACCATGCCCTTAGCACGTCTGTAGTCATCGTAAGTAGGAGACTGAGCCATTGTAATTGAGTTCTGTAGTTCCCGCTCTGCGTCCTGCAACAGCACACTGAGACGACCAATGTTGACTTGGTTGTTGTCTACGTAGTCCATAATACTCTGGATAGCATAGTTTCTCTCGCCGTCCGAAATAGCACCAGCAAAGCCTTGAAGACGTCGCATAACTGCTTCTGACAAGATACCGGCTAATCGGCCTTGAGACTGAGGTATTTCTTCTGAGCCAATAAAACGAAGAAGCGCTTTAGACATCTGCCGTGGGACGCCCCCGGTTCTGACTTCTTCGCTTTGTAAAAGACCAATCGCTTCCTGAAGAAGACCTGAAGTTTGCTCAAGCTCGTTCACTCTAAGAGACGCCTCTACTCTGTGACCAGCGTAGTCTGTCTCTAGCTTTTCTCGCCTAGCCATTTCAGGTTTGTCGGTCTGTGCCCTAAAGTCTTTTTCGTCAGTACGTACCAAATTCTGTCCAGTATAAGGTGCACTTCCGGGGTCGGCTGTAATCGGCCCTAGTCGTGTTGTGCTATCTTTCATTACCATTTCTACTTGAGTATAAGTATCTCCGGTAACTGGGTCCCTAAAGTACTTAATAATACTTCTCTGAACATTGGGGTCTTTACCACCATTCTTGAACGAGTCAAAGATTTCTTTAGCTCGTTGTGGGGTAATGCCTTCCATCTGAGCAGCACCCCGGAAGTAATCATTTACGTCCTTAGGGTTTTCGAAGTCAAAGTTAGGGCTAGACAGCACTTGCTGCAAAAGACCTTCTTGAGTTTGTGTGTCTTGTTCACGCATAAGCTTACGTATGTTTTGAACGTCTTTAGCGCCACCAAGGCCACTAATGTCCTGCAAGAGGTAGTCAGGAACTGCTTCTCCTCCTCTGGCCATTTGCGTTGCTACGTCCACGGCACTAGCAAGCTCACCCTTTCTCTTGGTGTCCTTTATTTTAGTAGCCGTAGCCGACACTGCTGAAGCAGCCTGCTGTCGACCCATGGCCCTAAGCTGCTGAGCAATGTTAAACAGAGCTACGTCGTTGTTGTTTTTTTGAGCTTCGGAAGCTTGCGCCATAAGAGCGTTAAACTCGTCGTTGGCTTTCTTGGCCCTGTACTGACCGCCTATGCCTGCAAGGGATTCTCCAACTTGTAACATGCCTCGACCAAAGCTGGGTCGTGCCAGTCCGCTTAATACTTCACTTGAAATCCTAGCCATTTTAAAACCCCTTAAAAATCAAATAGGCTTCGTGCGCCGCCACTAACAAGACCACTACCCAAGTCTCCTAGCAAGCTTGCTTGCCCTAAAGAAGAAGACAACAGAGCATTAATAGCGGATGCGTAGCTTTCGCCGTAAGTTTGCGCTTGTTCAGACAGTGCTTGTCGGTTTCGTTCAGAAGCAGTCATACCGGGCTCCAGTGCTGCCAAAAGCTGTCCCTGAGGCAAGTAAGAAGCCTCAAGAAGACCGGCAGCTGCCTGACGCTCTCTGTCTTGGTCAGCCCTTGCAAACTCCATAGCCGCTATAGCGTCTTTAGCCTGTTGCTCTTGCTGTGCTTGAGCTAAAGCCAGCTGCTCTGAAGTACCTCCAAACATTGCTGTACGAGTCCCTAAGCGTCCTTGAGCAGCTAAACGCTCCTCTAAGGCTAGACGCTCTCGTTCTCTCTCAGGAGCCCTCAACTGCTGCAGACGTTCTAAAACAGCAGTTTCACGGTCTGCAACAGGGTCCTGAGCAGACGTGAACATTGTCGTAGCTCCCGACAGAAGGTCTTTACGTAAAGCTTCTTCCTCAGGAGACAACGAAACGCCATAAGTAAATTGGCCTGTTTCAGGATCTTGAGTCATTCCGAACTGACTGCCAGTAGCTGTCGTTACTGTGTAAGGCTGAAACTCCAGCATTCCAGAAAGCTCAGGAGCTAAGCCTTCGACAAACTCGCCTGTGTCAGGGTCTGTGTATCCGGGGCCAAAGCGTTCAAAAGCCTCTTGGCCGGTTTTGCCTAGCTTATCATAAGCCTCTTTTATCAGGCCAGCCCCAGCCCCTATACCTAGGATTTCTGCAATAAAATCTTCCATTCTTAACTCCTAAAGAAGCTTTCCTAATAAAGCCATTACGTTAATCTCCTGTAGTGACAAAGCAAAACCGTTGATGTCTGCTTCCATGCCTACTGTAACACTTGTGCCGTAACCTGTAGCGTTTACGTTTCTTCTGCTGGTTACGTTGTCACCTATTGTGTACTCAGCTGTGCTGTTAAATTCACTGACGCCGAACTCGCCGCTGATACCACCACCAGTAAGCGGCAGTCTTTCTGTGCTAAACGATGTACTAAAATCATAAGCCCACTTAAGAAATACATCAGAGGCGTTTGAACTAACAATAGTTGGTCTGATTTTCTTAAGTAGTTTTATTCTAGCGGCGTCACCAAAAGTAAGTCCGGGCCCGTAGTACTTAAACCGATACTTTACGTTGTTATCTTTATAACCTGTGTATTCACTTATGCCGTTGGTAGTACCAATGTACAAAGTACCGTCGTCTAACCGACCAAAAGAACTAAATCCTGTACCAATCCAACGAGTAACACGGTAAGCACCGTTTTCTAACTGACCTCTGACGTCAAAACAATAGATTACGTCCTGTCCGACAAACGACAACAAATAAAAGTTTTCTTCCGGGCTGTAGACAGACCTAAAGAACTCGTCTTCGTTTTGTAACGAAATAATAATGTCTTTAGTGATGTTCGCAGACAGTGAAGAGATGGGTGCCGACTTCTCTTGTATGGTCCGCCCAATGCTCTTCAGTCCCGTTTGGGACAAGAAGAGAACGTCTGTACCTGTGTTCTGTACAGTATCTCTGTCGACACAACCTACATTTGATATAGTGTCGAGAAGAGACATCTCCGCTGGTCGCTCTGCGTTTTGATAAATTACAATACTACGTTTTCCAAAGATCACTAGGAAGCCGTTGTGGGCCGCTAGAGCAACGATCTCGTCATACCCGTCAGGCCATACCTTAGATATATCAATAGAGCCTGAGGTGCCTCCAGACCAGTCGTGGCCTATCAAAAGGTCAGACCAGTAAACTGTAGACTTGTCAGTACTAAAGTCAGCAGTCCACAGACGACCATAACCAGCGATTACTTCGTTGCCGTACATTGCGCTGGTAACGCCCGCAGCGCCAGTGACAGTACTGAGTTTTACCACAGACCCACCAGTGTTGTCGTACACTAGAGGTTCGTGTGCTCTTTGGAAAAAGTATATTTTGTCGTTAAAGTTCACCATCTTCCAGTTGTCGGCACTGATGGTGTAACTGCCGGGAGTTTCGTCTACAAGAGTAGTTGTCCCGCTCATTATTTTGTTGTTGCCTACAGAGAAAACCTTTTTGTTTCCTGCGTCGTCCTTAAACTCTTTTATAGCACGTATAGCTTTGTCTGTGCCTAAAACAGTTTTGTTAGTGGTGATTACGTTGTGACCTTTACGAGCAGCCACACGACCACGCTTGTCGATAACAGCGTTGTCCGCTATCTCAGCAAACGAAGGGTCTTGAGCAATCGGAGAGTCTTCGGTGTTTATGCCTTTAAAACCCGGAGCTACAAGATTAATGCTTTTGAGTTCACTCGCCATATTTATACCGTATGAAATATCATTTCTTCAGGGTGTTTAGCAGCGTCTATAGCCACAGCGTCTGCTAGTGTTTTGTTAGCAATCTCAAAGTATTCCGACACCGACGTGCCTCCGGTTTCTCCACGCTCACGAGCAAGCAAAGCCAAGGCCATGTTAATGACAGGCTTAGAAGGAACTAACAATACGTCAGCGTTGTCACTCAGGTCTGCTTGTCTTTTTACAACGTCAAAACGCAAGTTGTACACTCCGTCTGGTGTCGGTCCCACAAGAACCTGAGTGTCACCGCTGGCGTCTAAGCCGTTAAAGGTGTAGTACTTTGGTGCACCTTCGACATCCTCTGCTATGTACAGAGCGTTGTTAAACCAGTCCTTGGTTTGATATTCCATAAAGCAGTTCTGTGTGTCATTAATTACGGACATAACTTTTACACTGTCGCCACCACCAGTCAAAGAATAGGTGTTGTCTGAGGCTGTAGTGGAGATAGAAATTGTTGCACGTAAGGCAGACCAGTCTGTAGTCTCTTCTACAATCTGTTTTGCGTCGTTGATGTAGTCACTAACCATGGTTGAGTAAGTTGTTTCTGAAACAGTGCTTACCGTCTCCTCTCGCAGCCTACGCAACACATTGTTCATTAAGTTCAAGTAAGTCATTTACAATTCCTTAGTAATCAGGAGAAAAGACTGTTTTTCACACTGTTTTTCAGTTCTTGTTTAACAAATCCGTCCAAAATATTAATTGCTTTTACGGGCGATCTGTACTGCACAGCCACAAAAGGTTGACGCTGGTAGTCAGGCACGGCTGCAAAAAGTCCACCACTGCCGCCACCGCCACCTCCGCCGCCACCGGAGCTTTCCTCTTCTTCCTCGTCGGGGTCTTCCGGAGGAGGGGTAGTTGTAGGTGTAACACAATTACCTTTTTCGTCTTCAACAGTACCCTCAGGACACACACATTCGTCCGACCCGTCCGAACTCACAACTTTACCGCTACCTTGTCCTGCACAAGGGTTAGGAGTGCCGATGCTGACACAAACACCCTCTGCGTTTTCAACAGTACCATCAGGACACTCGCACGGGCCGTCGCTGATTTTTCTTATTTTACCACCTGTGCACTCATCAGAGCCATCTGGTGCTTTATAACAATTTTCACTAAACGACTCTTCTTGTGAACCATCGCTATACGTTGTTACTAAAGTTCCCCCTTCTGGACCACGAGTTTTACAGTAGGAAGATACGTATACTTTTGTATCTGTGCCTCCTGTGTCTGTGCCGGACGCGACGCATTTACCTGTTGAATCTTTAGTAAATCCTTCTTTACAAGGGCCACAACTACCATCTTCTTTTACAGTAGCGTTTACATCGGTACAACGTACTTCAGGAGTATCGGGAGTATCAGGAGTACCAAAGTTGTCGCTTTCAGTAAATGTCTTTCTACCTTCGCATAAATCTTTGTTGCGATCAGCAAACGCTTTGTCTTCACATCTAGGGTCAACTTGAGTTCCGGTTTCTTTTTTAACACAGACGCCTTCGTCGTTTGGTTCGTATCCTTCTAAACAAGCACCACAAGAGCTGTCCGTAACGTCGTCCCCAGCAATATGCTGTTTGTTTTCTTCTAAACATTCTTCAGCAGTTGGTCCGTTGTCTCCTATTTGGGTGTCTTTTGCAATACAGTTTCCGTCTGCATCTTCTTCAAACCCGTCCAAACACTCGCCACATTCTAAATGATCAGTTACTGTACCGCCTTGTCTTGACTTTTCTTGACCACAGTCATAAGAACCAACTTTAGATCCGTCTATGCATTCACCGTTTGGTCCTGTCGGAGTAAACCCTTCTTGTTTGCAAGGGCCACATTCAAATTGTCCAGATCCGGCTGAAGTTTCTACGGTTGTTTGTCCTTTGTTTTCACACTCGTCTAAAGGAGCAAACGGTATGACAGGTATTCCTACAACATTTTCTATTTCATCATTAATTTTGTCTTTAAATTTACCGTAAATAACGCCGCCCAAAACGGAACCAAAAACCCCACCTAGTGTTCCTAAAACACTACCAACAGTTACATAACCCGTTTCGTCGTCTCTAAATATATCTTTAACACTTCCAACAACCCAATCGCCTAAGTCTTCTAAAATTTGCTCTGGAGTACACTCTTGGTCGCCTTCTTTTCCACAAGTAGGGTTACCATCAAGAATGTCTTCAAACTTTCTTCCAATTTTTGCTAGGCCGTCTTGTATTTCTCCTATAGTTGCGCCTTTAAAGATACCACCCATGCCTGAAGGCAAACCGGGAAAACCAATATCTATAAGTACACCAACGGTAACACAGTCTCTAATCCACGGACCTGTAGTAGGACCTCCCGGTACGTTTACACACTCAGGGGGTATTCCTGCAGTCCCTTCAATAAAAATGTCTGCCATCTTTTTAATGGCACCGACAGGATCTTCTGGAATAGTTCCTACAAAATCTTTTAGTTCTTCGTACTTGTTTTGTAGCTCTCTAACAACATCCTCACCGTACTTTTCAATAAGCTCCCTAAGGTTAGGGTCTTGCTCTTCGGTGTCCCCTGTGTCCCCAGAAAACTCATTTCCCGTAGTGCTTGAATAATAAGACCCCCATCCGGGCAAGCCTTCAAGAAGAGGATAGTTTGAGCTTATTGTGCTTAAGTCTCCGTCACCAACAACACCCTGAGCAACTTTAGTAGCCCAGTCTTGAATTTCTTTAAGCAACTCAGGATCAGTAATTAAACCATCTTCGTTTATGTACTCAGACCCATTAAGGATACTAACTAAACCTTCGAGATATGGTTTAATTCTATTGGCGATAATTACGGGATCAATGCCGCCGTGCAGCCCGCTTCCTGCAATACCCCCGCCACCAAAAATTTGACCTAGTAGTATATCAAGATCGGTTGTTTCGTCCACGTTACTTACCCTTCATCTTCATCAGCTTGTCAGCGCCACGTATGCCAAAGCTGGCTGTGACAGCAACAAACAACAAGTACTGGTAGTACTCAGGCAACTTGTCTAACTCAGTAAACGCAATGCCTACCCGCTGCATGATACTCAGGTCGTCCATAGCTACTCCGTAGCAAACTGCTAGTAAAGGCATAGAAAGAACAACGGTGAACCATTCGTCTTTCCATGACTTTCCACTGGCTTCAGCCATGTGCTGTTCCCACGTAGCCGTGTTCTCAATGACTTTCATCTGAGCTACGTGCTTGGCTTGTGACTTCTCGTGTCTGTTAGCGATCCAGTTCTGAGCCAAGTTTGCAATAGGTCCAACAAGGGCTGTCCACATAATTTACTTGCCCCTTATCTGTTTTACAGTATCAGTTTCCCAGATGCGTATACCTGTCCACACGATTGTGAACAAGGCCGCTACTGCGGGTAACAATCCAGCTAAAGCACCAACTCCAGTTGCTACAGAAATTGTGTCTACTACTTCTTTCATTCCGTCATCTGCCATAGTTATGCGCCTTTGATAAATAAAGCTGTTCCGTATATCACACCGGATGCAACCGCTACTCCTACAACTATAGCAATCACGTCAGCTATCTTTTGTCTTCGTTTACGTTGGTTGTATATTGCCGTCTGTCGGCGTACACGTATGTCCCTACGTAACTGCATCATTTCTACGTAAGTCTCTTTACCGTATGCCCAGATAATCAACTCACGTATGTGCTTTTCTTGTTCCTCTA